CCTCTTTCAGCTAAGTTACCATGTGGTGAAGAACCACTAGCAGTTTGGTTAGATGTGAATTCAGCATAACCTGCATCTGGTAAGATTGGAATGATTTGATTCGCAGAAGTCATAGTAATTTCTCTAAATAGAGGAGCTAATACTAACTCATTCTGAATATCTCTTTCAATGTTTGTTGACACAACTTGTTCAAAGTCTGCAGAAGATACACCAACACCTGAATGTGCGTTGACTTTCTCCATAACACTTTTACCGTAGTCTGTATCAAATCCTTTACCTGTTGCTAATCCTAAGAATTTTGCATCAAGAACATCATTTTCAAAGTCTTTTTTCCAGTTGCCATTACCTCTGTCTGTGAACATTCTTTTTGACTCACGAATATTCATGATTTCTTCAGACTTCTCAGATAACTGAGATTCAAGTTCTTTTACAACTTTCTCTAAATCTTCATGCTTTTCGTTAACTCTTGTCTCAACATCTGACATTAGCTTTTCAGCACCAGTTAGTCCTGCTTGGACTATAGTTTTTTGCTCTTCCTGTTTTGCTTCCTCTTGGGCTTTTTGAACTTCAGCTTCTTCAGCGAGCTTTTCAGCAGCTTCTTCTGCAGCCTTCTGTTCAGCAGCCTTTTGTTCAGCTTGCTTCATAGCATAAGAAGCAACAGCTTTTTCAGCTGCTTCTTTAGCATATGACTCAATGTCGAACTCAGGTTTGCTCTCAGGAGATTGTTTTATTTCTGACATATTTGTCTCCATTTCTTTGGCTTGCGCCTGACTTGGCTGCTCAACTTCAACAGCGTCTGCTGAATCGTTTAAGTTAGCCGTATAAAAAGTTTGCTTATACTTATTGTAGTCTTCCATACTATCAAATGATTTTGCTAGTCCAAAAGTTGCGTTTTGGTTGCATGGCACTGATACTACAGATACTTCAAAAAGCTCTGCGTCCTTTATTTTATATCCGTCGGTTTCTGTCATATAATCAGCGTCCTTGACTTTGAAACCAACAGAAAAAGCCCCAAGGACACCGTCTTTAATTAATTGTGTTACTTCTCCTGCAGCTTTTGATATCTTTGCAGATATTTCTAAGCCATTTTCAGTAACTTGTAAATCTTTTGCTCTACCAATAGGTTTGTTATAATCGTGATTGAACAAAATTATAGGATTACCTTTATAGTTATCTAATCCTCCTTTTGTCCATGCATCTGCATTGATTATATCACCTGCTCTATCGAGTGCATTAGTACTAGCCGAGCCTTTTATATCCACTCCGCCGTCTTCATTTTCGCCGAGTGTTTTAAAAGTGCTAGTCCAATGATAAATTTTATTTGCCATCTTTTTTCTCTACTTTAGCTTTTGCTACTGTCTTTTTAGGTGCAGGAGCAGGTTTTGGTGCTTCGTACAATTCTGGATACGCTACTTTTAACATGCCTTCCATTCTTGCCCATGAGCCACCAAATATTCTTTTAACCATAACACTTCTGATTGGAGTGTCAGTTTCAGCATTATATTCAGCTAGTGTAAGAACTTTTCCTTTCTTTGCCATATAGTCTGCTATCTGTTTTAAAGCCATTGATTTCTTTGTCATATTATTCCTCTTCTACAGGCGGTCTTCCACCTTCTTCAGGATTTGCTGCTGAGCCTGCTATATTTGCAGGTACTCTTGGCTCATCAAATCCTTCTACTGGTTCTTTGCCTAATGCTTCTCTTGCTTCATTTGGACTCATTATTCCTGTATTTACAAGTGTAGCATAGTAAGCTGCTTGGTCTCTTAATTCAGGTTGTAGTGCAGGAATACCTGTAACATCTTCAACCATTCCGAATCCAAAAAATCTTTCTAGTGCTGTTCCTAACTTTCTTACGATAGGTAGTATAGTTTCTAAATAGTATAATCTATGGTTAGGTCTTATATTTGCATTGTTGCCACCGTCCATAAGTACTGGAGGTATTCCCATAGCTTCTAACACAATTTTTTCGTTTGCTTTGATTCCATCTTGAAAATCTAAGTTTCTAAAGTTTACTTCTGTTAAATTTTCAACTTCTAGTCCACCATCTAAAAATAAAGGTCTTCTGCCTCCTGATTGTGGATTATATCTTGCAACCCAAGCCTGTAACATTCTTTCTTTTATTTTTTCAGAAAGAGTGTTTGGACTTTTTAGTACTAATCCTGGAACTGCTCCATTCTTGAAAAAGTTATCTTGAAAGTTTCTCATGTTTACAAGAAGCTGCATTGTTCTAAGTGCAGGTTTTAATCTTGGAACTCCACGATATATAGAATCAAAACTATTTTCTTTTATATGTATAATTTCTTTTGTGCTATACTCAATACTATTATCAAATTCATATTTTTCGACATAAGTATTTGTATCACTATATATTGTCATTTTATCTGCTGGTAAGTGATACAGATGCGCTCCATCAAAATATATAAAGATATTTCCATCAATTAGTAAGTCAATTATCAGATTTCTTTTAAATGTACTTACATCTTGAAATGGATTTGGTTCTCTATTTACAAGTAAGTCTACTTTCGACCTTCTTATATTTTTAATTATATTTGTAGTTGCTGGACTTTGTTGTCCTACTGTGTATGGAATTTCTGCTACATCGTCAACTATCATGTTGACAGCACGGTTTACAATTTCTAGTTGCTCATAAGCATTTCTATAACTTATAGTCGGTTCTCTAGAATCAATAGTAATACCTTCATTTCTAGAGATAACATATTGAGAAGGATTAAGTTTTTCTTCTCTCTGTATCCCTAAGATTCTATCATACCATGCCATATTGTTTATCTCTCTGTATCTCGACCCATTTTTGTTGTTTCTCTGCTGTAATCAGTTTGGGTCGCTTTCCATAAATTGAGTGAAGTCTCAGATGATGTTTATGACACAGAGTTACAGTATTTTTATATAACTTAGTTTTATTTTCATCAATAAAGGATTCACGAAGTTCTAGTATGTCTTGTTCGGTTTCTATAATTATATTCTTCTCTTTTATCCAAGTTTCTAGTAATTCGGTGAGTCCATAAAAATGATGAAAATCTAACTGTTCAGTACTTCCACATATGTAACAAGCACTTGCTTTTTTATATTTGGACTTAGCTTTGTCTCTCACATATTTAACTAAATCTCTTTTTAAATTCATATTTCTACTCTTAATTAGAATTATACCAAAAAGCTACACCATATGTCAAGTACAATTTTTAACAGGTACATCTAAAACGAGGTGATACTAGTTTCAAATGAATAAAGCGCGTATCGTAAAGCATCTGCCATATGAGATGACATATCATGTTTTGGTCTCTCTTTCATTAAATTAGGGTTTGGGTCCCATTGATATTGGTCTAAGGATATCATAACTTCCTTACAAGTTTGATTTACTATAAGGCTATCATTATCCACTATGCCAGCAACATGACCTATTCCATCAAGTACAGATTTCTTTGCATTTATAGTACTAATGTCATAGTTTTGTGCAAAATCATATCTTGTTTGCTGAGCTGCAGAATCTATATAAATGTAATCAATATCCCATTTCTTTATAAGTTTTTGTATTTCTTTTGCGTGTTGTTCTGTAGTTCTTTCTGCGTTCATATATTCATCTAGAATATAATATGTGCTTTTATCCCAATCATATGCTACAACACAAAAAGCTGTTGGGTCTTTGTAACCAACATCAAGACCTGCAAAGACATCTACTTTGCTAGTATCAAATTCAGATAAATCTGCAGTGCATTTTTCATGATTGAAAGTCCATATTTGCCCTTCAAAGACATTAAAGTCTGCCATGTATTCCTGATTGAACTCAGCTTCGGACATTGTTTTCTTTGCTTCTATAATATCTGTTTCTGATACACGAGGATTTTCATGGTAAGTAGCTTTTATACTACACCACTCAGGAAACTCTTCGCTCCAACCCCTGTAGTAAAATTCTGCAAAGTAATTATTTCTACCACGAGGAGTAGATATAAATATAGCTTTTGAGTTGTCTTTATCTAGTGTAGGTCTTAGTGCTACATTGAAAGCGTCTCTGCCATCAGTAAGTGCTGCCTCATCAAAAATAATTAAGTCATAACTTCTACCAACTACAGAGTCAACCTGATTGATTGAACCCATACGAATTGTTGATTGATTTGATAGTTCTATTACTTTGTCTTTTGCATTATCTCTTGTAACTTCTAAATCAAAATGCTTTATGAGATTCCTCTGTAAGTCAAATGATATTTGTGATAAAGAGTAATTAGGCGACATGAGTAATACATGACAGTTTGGTACTAGACAAATAAGTTGTCCGATTATGTTTGAAATATAAGTTTTGCCTTGACGACGAGCGACTGCTGCACAGACAAAACGATATTTTGTGTTATTAATTGCATTGATTAATGCAGTTTGTGAAGTGTTGGGTTCAATACCCAATAAGTCAAGATAACCTTCAATAGGTAATTTAATAAATCTTTCTTCTGTATCATAGTTCATCAAATAGTCTGGGACTATATCTGAACGACTAATTTCTATCAATGTAAGGTCTCTTTCTCGAATAAGTTAAATGGGTCATCGGAATCAAACAATCCGTGTTCTTTTGCAAGTTTTAGTAAATATAAATATCCACTACATAACTCACTCATACTTTCTTCATGTTTTGTAAGTTCCACACCACTAAGTTTTCTATGTGTTAGTTTTGCAAGTACTTCAACTACATCTACAGATACAGCATCAAGCCATGCAACTCTTCTATCAATAACTTTTGGTGTGTTCATATTATTTTCCAAATTTTCTTTTTTGTGATTTTGGTGGTTGTTTTGTGCTGCCACCTTTACCAGCCCAGAAGACTTTATTTGCCCACCAGGCTGCGGAAGACCTACCTTTTGCAATATTCTTCCTGTGCCTCGCTTTGAAGCTTCTTCTTGCTTCAGGACTATAATTATGTCCCATGCCTTGTGCTCCAAAGCGAATAATTTTTATCTTGCCACCAACTCTTGTAGCTACAACGGCTTTTTTAGTTCTATGATTAGGAGTTCTTTTAGGTTTATTTAACCTACTTAGTCCTACTCTTTTTAGCCTTGCCTTTTCTGCTTTTGTTAGTGCCATTCTGTACTCCTGCTACTTTTATGACTTTATTAAGTCTACCTGATTTCATAATAGTATGAAACTTGTCAAAAATATCTATCTTCTTCTCCTCCTGCCTGGGAATTTAGCTCTAGGTGGATTCTTAGTTTTACCGAATCTTGGTCCTATAGCTTTTGGAGTAGCTGCATATCTAAATGCTTCTATACCGTTTGGGTTTTTAGTGTTAACTAAAGCTCCTGCTGCCGCATTCATATCTCTAGTAACTCCTATTTTTAGTCTATGTTTACGAATCTTTTGAGTATTATGTGTACTCGGTCCGCTTAAAAAACCGCCTTGTCTAGCCATTTTTTCTCCTCTTTAATGCCCTCTCATATGTTTTATGAGTGCTG